CATGGCGTTAGAGTGTTCCTTTATCGGCTATATACCTCAGGACGGAAAGCGGGGCGGGCGCGGCGTGACAACGATCAACCACGCTTTTTTGCAGTTGTATGATTGTGAAATTCAAGATTTTGAGATCGCGGCAAACTGTTTTCGATTCGGTCAGATCGACATAACCGGAGGCGGCAAAACGTTGAACTACAGCGGCAACGAAACGGGCGTGTATACCCATTGCGGAGGCTTGGTGATGCTGGGGGACATGGTTCCGGCTACGCTGGGCGCTCCGGCCAACTATAAAAACTCCGGCGGCACGATCATCCAAGCCGGCAAATTGATATGAGGTGAAGCGACATGACCTTGTATGTGTATAAAATCGGGACGGATACACCCGCGCTGACCGTCGAAAACGCACGGAACTATACGGCGGACAGCATCCTGGCGGCAGATGGGGCGGTATACGCGCCGCTGGCGGAGGGCTATGAGCTGTCCGGCAGGGCGGACTGCTCACAAACTTTGCGGGCAAACTACCGCACGGCGCATCCTACACAGGAGACCCGCCTGGAGGAACTGGAGGAGCTGGTGGCGGCGCTGATGTTCGGAGGTGAGGAAGCATGACGCTGAAGCTGAAGCTGCTGTGCCGTGTTGTGCGGCGCAGAGTGGAGCGGGGCGAGGATTTGTCCGAGGTCTTGAAGGACTATCCCCGCCTGACGGAGAAGCAGAGAGACGAGATCGTCGAGGCTCTGAACGGCAGATAAAAGAATGGATAGAAAACAGGAGCGGCGCATCTCCCTTTTGCGGAGGTGCGCCACTGTTTTTGAGCAGACATCATGAAACAAGGCGGTTTATGGAATTTGCGTTTCATTTTCTGGAAAAATGTGCTACACTGAATAGAGTGGAGCCTTGGTCCGCAGGGACAGTATAAAACGCGGGATTCGGATGAGGGAGAGCAATATGGTACTGAGTAAAGTGGAAAAGCCTGCCATTGAAGCGGTGCTGGCGGAAGCAAGCGCGGCGAAGCTGAAGGAACTGGCAAAGAATTACTATGTCAAGGGCTACTCCAAAATGAACAAGACCGCGCTGGTGCAGGCGGTGAGCGCCGCCCTCCGGGAGCCGGAGCGTATGGAGGAGCTTCTCTACATCATCGACCAGCCGGCCTTTCTGCTGTTCAGGCGGGCGGCAAGGAGCCGGGAGACGGTGAAGGTGAAGAAGGCCCTACCCGAGCAGTGCGGTCTGCTGGAGGATTTCGGCTACCTTGTCTGCGACGCTTCTCAGGAGGATCTGATCGTGACGGTCCCCACCGAGATCAGCGAGGTGTTTCATCAGCTGGAGCGGGAGGGCTTCACGGAGCGAAAGGCGCGCTATGACCTGCTGGACAGCTATGCCATGGCCGCAGTCCATCTGTACGGCGCTATCAGCCAGCCGGATCTTGCGGACATCTTCAACCGGCAGAACAGCCAGCCCACCTCAGAGGAGGAGCTGTTCCCGGCGTTGCTCCGCCATGTAGCCGTGGGCGCGCCCTACTGCTTCTGGGAGGAGTATATCGTCTGCGGAGAGTTCGAAGAGAATGACTTTGAGGATGTGCGGAACCTGATGCGCCAATGCGGCGGCAAGCCCCGGTATATTCCGGAAAAGGACGAGATGCTGCGCTATGCCGACTGGAGCTACTATGAGCACACGCCGCAGATGGACGCCCTGACCGCCTTTTTGATGAACGAGGGGCATCAGTCCCGCCGGGACGCGGAGGAGATCGCCGGGGAGATCCAGTATGCCTGCGTCATTGAGGCCGGCATGGAGCAGATATTCGATATTCTGAGCGACTATGACATGGAGCTTGACGGCAGTGCCGTCGAAGCCTTCGTGAAGGTGATGATGTCCGTCAAAAACAACACGCGGCTCTGGGCCAACAAGGGCCACACGCCCAACGAGCTGGCCGCGCTCTACTACCGGGGAGCATCGACAGCGGATGGGACCGGCAGAAAGAAGATTGGCCGGAACGATCCCTGTCCCTGCGGCAGCGGGAAGAAGTTCAAGAAGTGCTGCGGGCGGTGATGGTGACCGTCCTCTGATTGGAGAAATAGAACATGAATAGGAATTCTTTTATTGAGCAATTAAAAAAAGAGAAGAAAAGCGCGCAGAACCTTAGCATTTTACATTGGATAGTGTTTGCTTTGATGCTTTTATATGTCATTTGCTACGAAGCAAGCTGGGTTAAAATTTCATCTGTGGCTTTGAAAATTATAAATGTTGTGGCACAGGCCATTGTCGCAGGCTATATATTTAACCTGCTTGTTGAAACCTTGCCGAAACAGGCCCAAAAACGGTCCATGAGGCCAATCGTTAAATATCAAAAAAACGAAATGGCCAAACATTTGGATGACCTGATGAAAGTCCTTCTGAAAGACAACAAATGGAAGGAAAAGGATAATGCCGCGCTAAAAAGAGATTATGACATCGTTGCAAGTTCACGCCGTATCTGGACAGAAACTTGTGCGGGATTGTTTGAGGATGACAATGGATGTATCCTTTGTATGCCAATGACGCTGTACGTGATTGACCTTTTTATGCACAGAATTATTGATAAAATAGACACACTTATTGGCATGAGCAGTTACATTGATCTTGATTACATGGAGGAAATATGTTGGTTGACGGAATCGGAGCTGTTTAAAAGACTGCATATTTGTATTGGCCAACATGAGTCAGCAGACCTTGCCTCTAAAAATGGTAATACATATTTAGACAGTTTTTTCAACGAAGAATTATCGGTTAGGCTGTTTGAGGCAGATAAAACCAACCGTATTTTTGTGGATGAGGTGCGAAAACTGATTGATGATTAGCGCACTGGTGACACAGGGCGGTAATGCATATTCAGTTTTAGCATTCTTGTAGAAAAAATATAAGCAAAGTGAAGAGAAGCGCCTGCTATGGCGCTTCTCTTCTCAATTTCAGCCCGTCCAGTCGGCCCGGGTCTCCCGCACGTCGATGTGGGTGAAGCCCTGTCCGGCGTACACGCCCACGCCGCCCCAGTCCGGCATCAGCGTCCGGGCATAGGCCGCCACCGCTGCCGGGGTCTGGCCGCGCACGGAAATGTCAGCCGCCGTGCCGTAGCAGTGCTGGCTGTGGGCCGCGCCGCCTACCTTGGCGTTGTACTGGGGCGTCCGGTAGGCGCTGTGGATGACCACCGGGGCGGCAAAATGGCTGCGGATGCTCTGCAAGACCATCACCAGCCGGGGGGCGGTCAGAACGGCGTCGCTGCCGTCCTTGCAGGCAAATTCTTTCACGGTAAAGTTGGCGGACAGCTTCTTGCCTCCGTCCTTCGCCTTGGAATAGGCGTTGATCTCGACCATAGGCCGCTCTCCTTTCGGTTCTTCGATTTTTTTGCTTTTCAGCTTCCAGACGAGGAAGAACGGGATCACCCGCCCGTCCCCGGTGAAGCCCTCGCCGTCCTTGTCCATGAAACAGGTGCTCCCGCCTCCGTCCATCATGATGGCATTGTCCCA